ATGCTAGAGCATAAGCAGTTGACCAAGCGGAGTATCGAGCAGAAGATGAACGAATTTGATGGGCTTGAGTATCAGGTGGCATATAGGCGAGATGTGCTGCGTCAAAGCCTGGATAAGATAGCCGATGACTTGGGATACAGTTATAACTGGATTGCGAAGATCAGCTCGAGAGCAGGACGGGTAAAAGGCAATAACAAGGCAAAAAATACCGCGTAAAACCTGATAATATGATATTAGGTTAACCATGGCGGTAAACCAATAAGAGGCGATCACAGACTAAAGGGTCTATGTGATTCGCCTTTTTGCTTTGCTTACAACGTGACGGAAACTATACTTAGTCAGCACCGTCACGTTTCTTTTTTATCGAGGGCGTGAAGCCATGGATGCTATGTCCATATTGCTGGATGACGCATGTATTGTTGCGCCTTTGATGGGATATTGGTTTATGGCGTGGGCTTATGTGAGTAGAGAGGCGGATGATGACAATGGAAAATAAATCAGTTGTAAACGGAGTATATGAGCACATCAATAATGGTGGTGTAGAATTTAGTGTGACAGATGCCGAAGGACCGACAGTAGAAATTAAAGCGTGGCATTTCGGAAACATGACGAATCACATTAAATTGCATGTGACCAAAGAGAGTTTACACAACCTTGCGCAAATGTTTGCGAAAGCGGCTGAGTATCAATTTGGGCCAGTGTACGTATGCGCGAGTGATTCGTATATTATGGACAAAGAAACAGGAAAGACATTGCCGAAAGAAGGGCAACTGGGTGATGATAAGCAAGGTATGATTGCACAAAAGACCATATAAAAAGCTGTGATTTGCGGGGTTATATCCAAATGTTTTCACAAATATCCATATTAACCGTATCCGTGATTGTGTGGGTACGATGGGCGAGAAAAGGCATATGGGGGTGAATGATGATGGCATTGACGGACAAGCAGGAAACTTTCATACGCGAATATCTTGTGGACCTCAATGCTACACAGGCCGCAATAAGGGCAGGATACAGCGCAAAGACAGCCAAAGAGATGGGGTATGAAAACCTAACCAAACCTCACATTCGCGCGCGTATAGAGGAATTGCAAGGGTTAAGGGCTGAAAAGCTTGAGCTTGATGCCGATTGGGTGCTGAATAGGCTCATAGCAATAACAGACCGCTGCATGAAGTCTGAGCCGGTTATGAAATGGGATTACGAAGCTAGAACTATGGTCGAGACTGGTGAATATCAATTTGACAGCCAGGGCGCAAATAGAGCCGTTGAACTGATCGGCAAGCACTTGGGCATGTTCAAGGATAAGATCGAGCATAGCGGCAGCTTAGGCGTGAAGATAGTGGATGACATATGACGCGGTTATCAAACTGTATCGCCCCATCGTTCCACGGGATCCACAAGGAGATAAAACGCGGCGGACACACTCACTACTGGCTAGGAGGCGGCCGGGGCTCGACCAAGTCCTCATTCGTGGCAATCGAGATCATACTCGGCATCATGTCCGATCCAGATGCTAACTGTGTGGCGCTGCGGAAGGTTAAGGATACGCTGAAAGATTCCGTATACGAGCAGCTGGCATGGGCTATTGAGGTGCTGGGCGTTGAGGCGTACTGGAAAGCGAGTATCAGTCCACTCGGCTACACGTACACTCCAACAGGGCAGCAGATACGCTTTAGAGGTGCGGACAAGCCGAAGAAGATTAAGTCGATGAAGTTCAGCCGTGGTTATACCAAGTTCATTTGGTACGAGGAAGTGGACGAGTTCACTGGCATGGAAGAGATTCGGATGATTAACCAGTCCCTCATGCGTGGCGGTAAGAAGTTCACGGTGTTCTACTCGTACAACCCGCCCAAGAGTGCAAACAACTGGGTGAATACAGAAGTGCAGCTCACTCGTCCAGACCGTTTGAGTCATCACAGCACCTATTTGACGGTCCCGCGTGAATGGCTGGGTGAACAGTTCATCATAGAGGCTGAGCACCTTAAAGCGACAAAGCCAACGTCATACGAGCATGAATATCTGGGCAGCGTGACGGGTACCGGCGGCGAAGTCTTCTCCAACGTGCAGATCAGGAAGATCAGCAATGAGGAGATCGAGGACTTTTATAATATCCGGCGCGGCTTAGACTTTGGATATGCAATCGACCCGCTGTCCTATGTGGTCGCACACTATGACCGCAAGTATAAGCGACTGTACATTTACCACGAGCTCTACAAGGTGGGCATGAGCAATCGTGCAGCCTTTGAACATATACAGCAAGAGAACAAGAACAATGAGCAGATCATAGCCGACAGTGCGGAGCCTAAGAGCATACACGAGCTGCGGCAATATGGTCTGAAGATGCGGGCTGTGAAAAAGGGGCCGGACAGCATAGAGTACGGCATCAAGTTCCTGCAGGACCTGGAGCAGATCATCATAGACGATCAGCGATGCCCGGAGACAGCGCGGGAGTTTCTGACGTATGAACTGGAGAAAGACGCCAACGGCAACTTCAAGGCCGGATACCCCGATAAAAACAATCACAGCATAGACGCTGTACGCTATGCGCTCAATGACGAGGCGATGCAGTTCAAGGAGCGCAAGAAGACAGGAGAGAGCGACCCGGACAACCCAACGCCGCAGGAGAAGCATCAGAAGGCGGTCAAGGCGATAACGGGCGGCAGACCGAATGTATCAGCAATGACGAGGTGGTGAATAGCATGGATTACATAATCGGGGCGCTGATCATGGCGCTCTTTTTTGCGTGCATATACGCGGCATACAAAGCCGGACAGCGGTCACGACAGCCAGTGCATAGGGAAGTGGATGAGCAGCAGGTGCAGAAGCATAAGCAGCTTCGTAAGGGCTTTGAGGAACTTATGAGCTATGACGTGAGCAAGGCGACAGGGAAGAGGGTGACATAGTGGGTCAAGCCTCGTTGAAGAAGACATTGACAATCGAAATTGATATTTGCTCGGGTGAGATTAGCTTCTTGAATCCTGATGAGATAGCTTATCTGGAAATGCTCGGAATGATCGAATACGTGAAGATGATGGTCCTGAAAGATTGGCTGGGAGAGAGGTGACATAATGGCACAGAATACGAAGGATTGGGACTTGTACGAGGCCGGGAAGAACTACAACAACCGGATCGAGCCGAACTATTACGACACGGTTAACGCGAACCTGGACTTCTTCAGCGGGAATCAGTGGCGGAACCTTCCGGACAGCGAGATGCCGAAGCCGGTGTTCAACATAATCAAGCGGGTGACACAGTTTTTCGTGGCGTCGCTCACCACTAGCAAGGTGCAACTGCATTATGATCCACTCATGCTGGCCGATAACACGCCGGCGCAGGAGATCGACGCTGCAGACGTGGCCAATCAGCAAACGGCTACACTGTTCGATAAGATGAAAATGGACTTCAAGGTGAGAGATGCGCTGTTCGATGGAGCTATAACCGGCGACTATTGCGCACACTTCTACTTTGACATGGATAAGCGGCCGTATAACTACGCTCCTGGTATCCAGGGTGAGATATGCATGGAACTGGTTGACGGGACCAACGTCTTTTTCGGAAACGCGAACAGCCCGTTGGTGGACCATCAGCCGTATATCATCATATCCGGACGTGATACGGTCGAGAACCTACGGAATGAGGCGAAGAAGTACCGTCAAGCTGCTGAAGATGAAGGTGCAGAGAGCTTCGAGACGATCCAAGCGGACAAGGAATATCAGTATCAGGCCGGTGATGCGAGTCAATTCGAAGTGGATGCCGATGAGTCCGGCAAGGCGTTGTATATTATCATTTACCGCAAAATTAAGAAGAACGTAAAAAAAACACAGCAAGTCACGGACCCGACAACAGGGGAAACGGTAGAAGTGCCAGTGCTTGATTCCTTGACACAGGAACCAATCGAGGAAGAAGTCACCACGATAACAGCCTCCAAGAGTGTGCGAGATGCTTACATATACGAGAACATCGACACGGGTCTCAGCCGCTATCCTGTGGCGTGGGCGAATTGGGAGAAGCAGAAGAACCAGTATCACGGCAGAGCGCTTGCAACGGGGCTGCTGCCGAATCAGATATTCATTAACAGAATGTTCGCC